TCAGCTCGGGGTGGTGTCTGAGTTTCCCTTCGCTTCCTCCAGCGTCGGTCCAGCGAAGGCTCGGGCCAGGTCGTCCTGAATCTCCTCCAGCCAGGGCTCGCGCTTCACCTGGCCCACCTCCGACTCATCAAAGACACGGATGGCTGTGTCCGGGTGGTAGAGGCAGAGGACGGCGATGCGGGCGATCATCATCATCCCCGCGAACTCATCCACGGGCTTGCGGTCCGCCCCCAGCTCCTTGGCGGCCTTCGCGGCGGCCAGCAGTTCGAGCTTCTCGCCCAGGGGCGGCTGGCAGATGTCGTAGTCGGCGCCGTCCAGAGTGACGCGCTTGTAAAGTTTGCGGCGGGTGCCCAGGGGCTTTCGAAGCGTGGTGGGTGCGGTCATAGTGAGGCCTCGGGTGTGGAGTGGGAAAGCAGCCGGCTACACCGCGACGGGCGCGCCCTGGCCGGCAAGGGTTGCGGAGAAGGTGACGACGTCCGTGGAGCTGCGGCCCTCCTCGTAGGACGTCACCTTCACGGGGTAGCGGAAGCCCTGCGTACCCACGGGCGCCGTCTCGTCCTCCACGATGGTGAAGAAGACGGTGGCGTCGCTCTCGAAGGCGTCACGCAGCACCTGCTGGGGAGCGCTGCCCTTGAAGACGTGGCCAGACAACGGGATGGAGAAGGACTTCCAGGTGCCCTTCGTGCGCTTGTACCCGTCTCCGCCAAAGTAATTGGCGTCCACGGTGTCCTTCGCGCGATTGACGGGCGCCTCCAGCACGCCGTCCAGCGCATCCGCTTCAACGGGCGCGGTGTCCGTGGCGCGGATGTAGAGCTTGTCGAAGAAGGCCTCTCGGGGTTCGGGCATGGTGGCGGCTCCAGTCATTGGGAGGGGAAGCGCTGCGCGAGGAAGTCCTTCAGGACGGTAGCCACGCGGCGGCGGGCACTGCCTCGGGCGCGACGGAAGGACTTGCGAAGAAAGTGCGGGGGCGGGTTGAAGAGTTGCGCGCCCCAGTGCCAGCCCTCGTGAATGGGGCCTGCGGACGGGTGCGCGTAGCCCGCCGTCCACGTCGTGGAGAGGCGCTGGCTCAGGTTGTGGAGGGGGCCGCTCAGGAAGGCGCTGTCGCGCAGGTGGCCCTCTCCCACCGGCACGAGGAAGAGGGAGTAGTCCAGGGCGAGGCGGGCGATGTCCCGGCAGGGCGCATCGAGCGCGCGCAGTACCTCAGAAGGCGAGCGGCGCAAGCGCTCCAGCTTCACCGCATCGACTTTGACTCGGACAGGCATCTGCCCTGTTAATGGGGGCAAACTTCGAGTTCGTCGTCAGTTCAGTTCGCCGCTAGAAACCACGCCCCAAGCAAGGCCCACCAATGCCCAAAAGCGCCCTGATCAAGAATCCATGCAGGTCCTGCGAACGCGAAACAAACCACATCATAGTCCATACCGAATCACTTGATGCCGAAAATCCAGAGGACTACCCCGAAGACTCACGCTACCAAATCGTCAAATGCCAAGGCTGTAATTCATTTTCTTTCAGAATCCAAACCCTGGACTACGCCAACCCCGAGAACAATGGAGACGGCACGTTCTCACCCTCGGAATACATAGAAACCTATCCGCGCTTTGTAAAAACTCGCCTCCAGTTCAGCCTATTCACTCCAGTTCCAGAAACAATTCAGGCCATCTATACAGAAACAATTACCGCAGCAAAAGAACAAGCATTCACTCTTGCTGGCATTGGATTTCGTGCAATTATCGAGGCCATCTGCAAAGATCAGAAAATCGAAGAAAGAGACTTACAGAAAAAAATATCAGCCCTTAACGAAAAAGGACTCATCTCTCGCCAGGAGGCTAAACGACTTCACGCCATCAGATTTCTTGGAAACGACGCCGCCCACGAAATGAAGCGCCCATCGGCCGACTCCATTGACGTTGTGCTTAAAGTCACCGAACACCTCATTGAGAACATCTACACTCTAGACGAAGAAACACAAAACAACCTCGAAACAATCATTGAGGACTACGACGGCTTCAAAGTCGCACTTTTGAAGAGCATAAAATCGATACCATTCGACGACGAAAAACCTCTCTCTGCTATACTCGGAAAAACAATCCGACGCCTCGCCACCTCCCTTCTAGACCTGGAGAAGCAACTGATTTCTGAAATATCTTCAGGGAATTTCAAGTTACTCCAGCTAGGCAAAACCGTTTCCCTCAAAGACGGAAAACACGAAACACAGTATTACAAAAGACCAAATCCCATCCCCACTACCACTTCATCTCAGAAGAAAGCGCCCAGCCGTCGTTGAAAATGTCCAGCAGTGGCGACTCACTCCATCCGTTCCCAAATAAATTGGGGCGCTTTGTTCTACCCGCGTCACCGAGACAGACCACAGCACCGCATGATTCAGGACCGCGAAGATTGAAAGAGCATGCGTCTGCCCGCCTTCGAAGTCTTCGCGCCCTGAGCGGATCCGTATTTGGCAGGTAGGAGTCAAGTACGTAGCGCGCCGCAGTCCCATATAGGCCTGCGGACCCGCGCCTCCTGTCGCCACCAAGGCCACAGCCCGGTCCGGCACGTCGCCATCCGCTTCGGGCATCGGCGAAGTAAAGAGGTTGGCGCCTGGAGACGGAGGCCGAACAAGTCCAAGCCCAGCGCCCTCCAGCAAGATCGCAAGCTCCGAAGCGAGGTCTCGCATCAGAACCACACCTTCCGGAAGCGAATCGTACCCGCACCATCCACGGATTCGTCCACTGCGACCGGGCGCCGCGCGCAGTTGAAGTCCGCCACGTTCTCCCCCGGCAGCCAAACACGGTGCAGCAAGGTGACGGGCGCGTCCGTGTAGACGACATGAGCGGCCAAATGCTCATTGCCGTTGGCGTCACGGATGAGACGACGGGATGGCTGCACGCGAGCCCGTGCCGTTGCCTGAGGCCCGAGCGTCGGCTTGCCGTAGGCGTCGCGTCCCGTCAGCACAGCATAGGTGATCGACTGCCGGAAGGTGTCCGTGGGCGAGGCCATCAGCTCACCCGATGGATGACGAAGGGCGCGAGCAACGCCTGCGCGACACCAGGAATGGGACTCTTCCCTTCAGCCTTCGCCGCGAAGTAGCTGACGGACCAGTCCCCGATGGACTCGCTGGCGACCATGGCGTCTACGCCGCGCGAGCGGTACAGCTGCACCGCCGTGAGGACGGTGGCCTCCTGCACGTCCTCAGGCAGCGTCACCATGCGCGAGGCATCCAGAACACGCTGTCCGGGCGTCACGAAGCCCCCGTCGTAGACGACGCGGATGGCGTCCTCACTGCCCTGAAAGCTGGCTACCGCCTCCACCACTAGCCCACCCGCGCGCGCCGTCTCCCGCCATGCGCCGCGCCTGCGGTACAGCATGCCGGCGTCCGCCAGCTTCCCATGGCTCTCGTACTCCTCGGCCGGCACGAAGGCACCGCCCTCCCAGACCCCCACCACCAGCACAACGGGCGGGCGCTCCAGCAGCAGCAATGGGCGCCCGTAGCCCGCCGGGTACTCGACTAGGCCCTGGCCGTACTCGAAGACCCTGCCGCAATAGCCAGCGACGGCCCGGCTTGCCGCCGTGACGAGGGACTCCAGGCGCGGCGTCACCGCCACGCCCAGGTCATCCGCCACGGTGGCAGCCAGGCACAGGTCCGCAGGACTTGCCATGGCATCACACCGGCAGCGTCATGGCGCCGCCAAAGACGATGAAGGCGCACGCCTGGAGGCTTGGCGACGTCCCGCCCGTCAGCGTCGTGGACTCCGCCACGCGGATGAACCGCTTCGCGGCGCCGAGGTCCACGTCCTTCTCCACGAAGGCATTCGCCGCAGCCAGTTGCGCGGAGGCCGAATCCGGCCCGGCCGGCACGTAGTCCGTCCAGGCGTCGTCGTCGCCATTGTCGCTGGAATGCTGAAGCTTCACCTCGTAGCCCTGCGCGGTGGGGCCGCCGGTCACCGCGCCCGTGGCCGCGACGAGGACGCAGCTCTCGCCCAGGAGTAGCCGGTCGTAGCCCGTTCCTTGACGGGTTCCAGCGGGCATAGCGGCTGGCGGCGTGCCGAGGCGAGCGGCAACGAAGGCGCCGATCTGACCGATGTGTGGTGCGCTCATGGTGTCCTTTCGTGGGGCGTCGCCCCGTCAGTTGCTGCCCCAGCTCAGGTCCTTCACCACGACACCGGACTGCCGGTGGCGCATGGCCAGGTCGTGCTTGGTGATGGCGCGCAGCACCGTCTGGTCCGTGGAGATGCCGGACACCAGCTGTCCGCCGCGCGTGAAGGCACCGTTGGGGAAGACCTCGATTTCCAGAGCCATGGACTCGCCGATGAGCACCTCGGCCATGTCCACGAGATACAGCTCCGAGCAGTTCTTGCCCGAGCCGAGCGTCTCCGGAATTTGGTTCGTGACGAAGAAGGGCACGTTGCGCAGCGTGCCGCGCTCCACCATCTCCCGCTCCAAGGCGTTGGTTCCCTCCCCGCCAGGGCCCGGAGCATCGAGAATGGCCGTCTCCGCGTTGGGGGACATCAGCCACACCGGCTGCACCATGGGCACGTTGGCCTTCTTCAGCTTCTTCTTCGCCTTGTTCAGCTCCTTCTTCATCTCGCCCAGCGTGGGCGCGCCCGCCGTGGCCACTGTCTCCGCGTAGACGTGGGCCGCGTCCACCTGGTTGCGGATGCCGCGCGGCTCCAGCTGCGTGCCGCTGCCCCGCAGGAAGGCCATGTCCTCCCGCAGCGCCATGACGTTCAGCAGGTCGTTGCGGATGAACTCCTCCGCGTTGATGGAGGCGTTGCGGATGAGGTCGTTGGGCACCGCCGTCAGCGCCGTGAGCTTCTTCTCAGAGAGGCTCACCGTGTCCGTGCCCGGCTCCGACTCCTGGATGGTGCTCGTCTCTCCGCCGTAGAAGGCCGTGCCCGTGCTGGACTGCCGGTCGAAGGTGAGCGAGGCACCAATGGGGATGACGCGGGCGCCGGCCTGCCGCACCACGGCCTTGTTGCGCAGCAGCTCGATGAACTCGGAGGCGAACTGGGGATGCACCAGGGAGCCCAGGCCCGAGTAGTTGCCCTGGGAGAGGGCCTTGCTCACAACCTCGTCGCCCCAGCTCTTCAGCACATCCACCACGTTGCGTCCGTCCATGCGCGCGACGGCCTTCGCCTTCACGAAGCGAATGAGATTGAGGCCCGTGCCTTCCGTCATGTGCTTGCCGGTAATCGGCGCGCGGCGGGGCTCCTCGGGCGCGCTGTCGGCCGCCTTGGAGCCCAGCAGGGCCGCGTAGCTGTCGCGGTGTCCCTTGGACTGCTCCACCAGCTGCGCTGCCACCAGCGGGCCCAGCGACTTCGCCATTTCCTGCATCTGCTCGGGGGTCATGCCTTCTCCTGGAGGTGCTGCAACAGGGCCCGCGCCGTGTGAGCGGCAAGGGCATGGGTGTCGGACTCGGAAAGGGAGGGAGGTGCGACGGGCGGCGCGGCCTTGCGCTTCTTCCCTGGCTTGCGGCCCAAGGCCTTCACCACCGCGTCCGCGACGTCGCGAATGAGGGCGGCGCGCTCGTCGGAGTGCTTCTTCAGCCGCACCGCGCGCTGGTTGCCGGGAATCGTGACCACGCTGATTTCGAGAAGCTCCTGCTCGTCGCAGTCGTAACCGCCGCGCTCGTTCTCGTGGTAGCGCAGCATGCGGTAACGCACGCTCACCGCGTTGAGGATGCCCTTCTCCACCTTGGACTCAACGCGCTTGGCAAATTCGTCGTCCTGGTCGAACTCAATGTCCACCAGGAGGGCGTCACCCTGGATGTAGGCGCGGCCCTTGCCGATGGGCAGCACGTCGGTCCGGCCTGCGCCGAACAGCCCACCGGAACCGTCGTCGTGCATATAGAGGACAACGGGATTGGCAGCGTATGCGTCCAGCCGCCAGCCCTGGACGGAGAGCCGATCGTTGTAGCGGTCGAAGTCGGAGTCATTGGCGCGGAAGGTGAATAGGTTCGGATTGCCGTTGGCGTCTGGAGAAGCATCCTTCTTGGCGATTAGAGAGCGGGCCTTTTGCGGGGACTTGCGCATTCCCCTTCTCAATGGGGGCAACTGATGCCCTTGGCCGGGGACCCATCTGATTCTCCTAGCTCAGCCTCCTGCCACTGTCAGCTGCTGAGCATTTGACAGCCACCCAGACTTGACCACGCAAGCTCCCTGTAGGACAATCACAACGGGCGACCACCTAGCGCCTAACCTCGTTTTGCCCTCCGCACAGGGCAGTCTCATTGAGGCAAAGGGAAGAAGATTCTCTGGTGGGCCACTCCTTGGCAGACAAACCGGCGTGCGGGCCGAATGGTTTGTCTCTGCCTTGAGGGCGCAATGACAGTCGACAGCGACAAGAAGCGGAAGATCCGAGCACTCGCAAAGAAGATGGGTTGTAGCTACTCGACGGCTCGACTGGTTTTTGAGTCTAGACAACACAAACAACTGTCTTCGCCCCCCGAGGATTCACTGCCTCTGACGAAAGGGGAGCATTATCTCACTCCCACCCTCGTTGGCTCGGCCGTGCAATACAAACACAACGAGCATGTCGTTGCGATTCCGATTGTAGAGGCTAGGCCAACGTTGAGTGGCCTCCGGGTCACTTGCCCCTACTGCGAGAAAACCCATTTGCACAGCTTTGGTGAAGGCACACGAGTACCGGGGTGCCTCCCAGAGAAGAGTGACCCCTCGCTGCCAGACGGCCCGTTCTACGACCCGCAGTATTACCTTAGACCAATTGGGTCAACAGGCCGGTTTCTTGGATGGGGAGAACGAGCATAGTTCGGCCGCCACATTTTGACTTACTCCGAAGCTGAAATGGCGTGAGTCAGAGGAAGAATTCTTCTCTGACTCACGCTGCCGGCCCGTCTGCATAGCTCCGCAAACACAATTACCGCATTCTACCCACACCAAATGTCTCGCTCTACATACGACGAACTGCACGACAAGTATTACTCTATCTCCACTTCAACCGCAGGAACTCGCTACGAGCGACTTGTCGCACTCGTCTTCAAAGCCCTGGATAAAGAGGATGGCGTCGTAGTCCACAACATCAGCTTGCGTGGAGCGACTGACGTAGCCCATCAAATCGACGTACAGATTGAGCACCGAGGAGTGCCGCATCGCGTCCTTATTGAATGCAAAGATTTTGACGTATCGGGAGACCCTGTAGGACTTCCTATTGTGCGAAACTTCTTTGCGGTCATCGAAGATATCAGGCCCGACGATGCAATAATCATCACCTGCAACGACTTCACCAGGGACGCCAAGAAATACGCCAAAGCCAAGAACATCAAGCTCGTCACAATCCGAGCCTCCAGGGAAGAAGACTGGAATGACCGGATGCAGCGTTTTTCGTTCCACCTGCGCCTCAGATACATCTCCGGCGTTTCCATTGAGGTAAAAACTGGAAACCAGGACTCTCTGAGCAAGCTCAGTTCCGAGAACGAATCGGAATCACAAAAATCCTCAACCCTGGAAAACCCTCTTTACATCTCCATCGATAACCGCTGGCTGAGTATCGTCGATCTAATCAACAAAGAAAAACCAAGCTACCCTGAACCCCCAATCGATCGCGTCTCGAAATTTATTCGCGCACCCATGGCGCGAATTGGGAACAACGAACCTCACTCGATTGAGGGAGTGTCAATAGAATATAGATTCTCCACCATGGAAAATGACTCATTGATTGAACTTCAGGGGCTCGCGCGACTTATCGTCAGGGGCTTTGGCGAGTCAGACCTCATCGTGTGGGACATGGACTTTCGGCGTTTTACTATCACCGCCAATGGCGAAGTAGTTGCTATCGATCAGTTGTAGCAGGCCGACCTGCGTCGCGTACTTCTTCGGTCTGTTGCCCTGGCATTGGCAGAGGATATCCTTGGCGGTTCGGATCCGCCTTGAAGCCAGCTAGTTCTCGCCACTCGTCGTAACTGAAGGCCTCCGGCATGGTTCCCATGACGCGCAGCTGGTGTTCCCGGTCCGCCGGCACGGGGCTGTCGTAGTCAAGGATGGCATCCGCATCGCCGAACAGTGGCATCAGCCGCATCTGGTACTCGGTACGGAGGAACTCCATGCGGGGGAACGTCGCCTGCTCGGCGAGGTTCTCCCTCGCCGCAAAGGCCGTCGCCTTGTTCGAGCTGGAGATGTCTCCCACGATTTCGGGCGGCACGCGGTACGTCATTCGCACGAAGCCCATGAGGAACTTCCGCAACTCCACCAGTTGCATGTCACGGAAGCTTGTGTCGAGACGAGCGAACGTTACCCGGCCGCTGGTGAGGAGCAGCTTGCCCGCCTTGTCCGGGCCCTGGTGCTCGCGGGCCAGTGACTCCTTGAAGGCCTTCGCCCCTGCGCTGTTCGCGTCCGTCAGTCCTTCGATGGACGCGATGGCGGGCGGCAGCATGTTGTTCCAGAAGCTCGCCCTAAGGAACCGCGCCACGAACTCGTCCGTGTCCAGTTCGTCTCCGAGCGCGAAGGCAGGGCCGACGCCGCGCCCAAGCGGATCCTCGGGGTCCAGGTTGCGCAGGTGGAGCACGTCCGCCGCTGGAATCTCTCGCGTCACGCCGCCCACGGCGACGGTGAAGGTCCGCTGCTCACGCGGGATGTCCAGCGCCGGCAGACGGATGACCAGGTTGGGCGGGACGGGCCAGAAGCCCACAGGGAAGCCTGCCACGCGCTCCAGCACCAGGAAGGCCTCGCCGACGAGATCCAAGTACACCTGCACCAGCTTCGTCACGGAGCGGCCCGTCAAGTAGTCGTTGGGGTCCGCGAGCATCCGCAGAATGGGATGGTCCGGCACCTCTTGGACTTCCCCCGCCTCCAGCATGGACTTCAGCCGCATGGCGCGGACCTCGCGCGTTGCGCTGCGCAGGGCGTAGTCCTTCACTGGGTGCCCATCCTTCGTGACGCGGCGGTACACGCGCCAGTTCACCCCGGCCACGGAATCCGCAACCACGTCCACGACGGCCCGGAGCCATGGCATTTCGCGGTACGCGGCCAGAAGCTGTGACGTGCCACGGCGCGGCGGCGCCTGCTGCCAGCGCGCCAGCTCCAGCCCCGTTCCCTGGCGCGGAGGACGTGCCACCGCTGCCTTCATTCGGTCCCACAGTCCCAAGGTGCGCCTCACAAGCAGAAAAAGGAGTCGGCGAACACCAGTTCGTGAACGCCCCAGAGCAGGGCATCCACCCGGTCATCGCGGCGGCCGTTGACGCCGGAGAACTTGGACAGCTGCGCCTCCAGCTTCGGGAAGGTGCCCACCAGTTCGATGCGGCCTGTCTCCGCGAGGGCGCTCACCGGCTCGGCGCGCTTCGACTTCGCCTCCCGCGCACGCACCGGCTTCACGTTGACCTGGACGCCCATCTCCGAGGCCACCGTCTGGATGGTCGTCTCCACCATCTCTCCGCCAGAGTTCACCTCCGCCACCAGGGCATCGCAGCCGAAGGCTAGGTACTCACGAATTGCAGCGGCGGCCCACTCGCGCGGCGAGCCCCGGAGGCTGGCGTCCTTGAGCACCGACACGCGCTTGAGGGGCGCGCCATCCGTCCCAACCAGGGGACTGGTTCTCACGCCCTGGACGATGATGCCTGTCTCGTCCGAGCCCGTCTCGCTGGTGGGCGCCGGGTCCACGGACACGATGCGCCGGTCCAGGCCAGGCGCGTACTCGTGGGCGTCTGCATCCACCCTGCCCCACTTCGCGGAGCCGAAGATGGCGCCGGGCACGTCCATCAGAAGCCGACCCAGGACCTCCTGCTGGCCCCAGCGCGTGTTCATGAGGGCGCGCATGGTTGCGACGGCACTGGGTGCCAAGTTGGCGCGATTGGCCAGCGAAGAGCCCGTCCGCAGCACCACACCCGGCCGCAGCGTCTTCGCCTCGGCATCCGCGAAGAGAAGCTCCTCCAGCTTCCGCAACGGCCTGGGCGTCCCCGTGAGCAGCAGCTGAGGCGGATGCGCGGCGGTGCCAATGCGCAGCACCATGGGGAGCTGGTCCAGGGCCGCCATCTCATGCTTCCACGAGGCGGGCTCGTCGCCCCAAGCCCAGCCGCAGTTTGGGCCGCGCAGCCGGTCTGGCTTATCCGCCGAGTAGCAGATGGCATAGACACCGTTGGGCCACGTCACCCGGCGCTTGCTGGGCTCGTAGACGGGCATGAACCAGGGCGGCGACAGGGCCAGGATGCCGCTGGAGCCACGGATCATCGTGTCGCGCACGTCAGCCGCAGTGGGACCGACGAGTGCACCGATGGACTTCGCTTCCCGGGCCTTCTGGATGACCCACCGTGCCCCGCTCCACGTCTTGCCGAAGCCCCGACCCGCCATGATGAAGCAGGTCGCGAACGACGCGGGCGGCACCTGTTCGCGGCGCGCCCAGAAGTCCAGGTCGTGGACGAGCGTTTCCACTTCGGGATGGGTCATCCTCCCGAAGAGGCGCGCGAGGCCCTTGCGGGTACCAGCCTGGCGCACCATGAACGCGGCCGGGGATTCGTCCGGGGCGAGTTGCTCCAGCATCCCCGCGAAAGGCATGCGCTCACGACGCATCGTCGCCCCCGCTGCTGGCGCCTGCCGTCGCGTCGGGAGCGTCCGGCAGCAGGCGACCCAGCCGGTCCATCAGCAGCTCGCGCAGCGCGCGCTCGTCGGCGGCCTTGTCCTCGGGGGCCACCTCCGAGACGTTGTCCCTCCTCCCGTAGAGTTCCGGGAAACGGCGCGACAGAAGCCACTGCACGTGCTTCGGGTTGTGCGCAGCAGCCGCCATCAGCATGTCCGTGGCGGACTGCATGAAGCGCGCTTCCGCAGCGCTCACCGCGAGGAAGAAGTCGTGAAAGCGGCCCCGTTCCTCTCCCGCGCCGCGATGAAACCAGCGCGAAAGCGTGTGCTCGTTCACGCCAACGAGGCCCGCCACGGCGCGACGGAAGAGGCCTCGCTCCAGGTGGCCACAAATCTCGGCCTGAAGTTCAGGGGTTAGCTTCGTGGGAGGTGCCATCCCTCCCTCAATGGGGGCGGGATGCGCGCAGGATTTCCGCTTCGCGCCGCACACATCGCGGGTAGGGCTGCGTTTTTCTCAAGATTTTTCGAGCGTGGGGGCCCGCCGAGCAAGGCAGGAACGGGACGACCGTCCCAAATTTGGACCCGGGGGGGGCCTCAAGCCATGTTCAACGTGACTGCAATCCGGGCAGCCCCGCCACGATGCGCTCGTGGCAGGCCAGGAAGTCCACGCAGGACACCGCCCAGCGCCGCGTATACGCCCCGCCCTCGCACGTTTCCGTGATGGACAGGGCTCCGGCGCCCTTCGGCACCTGGACGCCGCACAGGGCGCAAGGCGCGGCGTGCTGGTTGCGGCGCAGCTCCGGCGCCTTGTCAGCGCACGCGAGGTGACGCGGCCCCGTCCCCAGCGTGTACTCGATGCGCTCGCCCTTCAGCACAGGCGCACCGCATGCGGCGCAGGGGCCGCCACGCTGGGCGACGAGGACGGGCATCAGTCGCCCATGTCCGCCAGGCGCTCGCGGAGTTGCTCATGGGCACGGGCCAGCAGCGCGTCCAGCCGGCTGCGTGGCTCGTTCCAGTCCTCGGCCACCTCGCGGATGCCGCACGCCGGCTGCCCGAGGCCATGGACGCGGGACACCAGCTCCCGCAGCTTGGGGTCCAGCCGCAGCACCTCGCGCCGCAGCCGCGCGCACTCCTCGCGCAGTGCATACAGCTCCTCGACGGTGGCCACCTCCAGCGCCAGGGCTGCGTCGTGCATCTGCGTGAGCGAGCCGGGCAGAGACTCGGCCGCGTCGTCACGGCTCACCAGCGGCATGGGCCTCGTCTTCGGCTGGCCCTTGCGCCCTCGCTGGGCTGCGTCTGAGGGCCGGACGTCCGCATAGTGCAGACGGATCTGCTCCATGATGGCCCGGCGCGCTCGCCACTCCACCCAGGTGGAGAACGTCTGCCGGCCGCGCTTCTCTGGCTTGTACGTCTCCACGGCCTTGAGCGCTTCGAGGAGCGCTACCTGGACAAGGTCGTCCTCCAGCAGCGAGCCACTGAGCTTCTCGTAGCCACGGGCCTGCCGCCGCAGCTGGGGCTCCAGCAGGCGCAGCAGCGCGTCCACCAGCTGCCGGGCCCGCGCGGGCTCACCCGCCGCATGGCGCCTGTGAATCTCGCTCACCAGCTCATCCGGGCTCGGCCGCGACGCTCCATTGCGTGAAACATGAGACTCCCGCTTCGCTGCACTGCCCTTCTTCACGCCTTGCCCCTCTCGTGCGTTGAGAAACACGTTTGTTCCCATGCGACAATGTGCGCAGCGCCCAGCAAGACACCTGCCATGTCACGCACGGAGGACGAGCTTCCGCTTTGCGTGAAACACCCACGCACATGTGACATGGCGGGATACAGGGCGTGCCGACTTGCTGTGTCTGGATGGACCCGCATGGTTGCCTCCAATGGCCAGGACCTGGGGAGTAGCATCGCCGTCTGACACGGCGCTCGTGCGGCCAGCATCCGGCAGGTCTCCAGCCCCTCCCCTGCAAATGGGGGCGAACTCTGGCCGTGGCTTTTCGCGGGTGTTTCGTCGCGGGCGCGAGACGCGGCACCGCGAGGCAGGGCGGCGAGCCCAACACACCCGCCACACACCTATCACTCTCGTTCTCTCTCTTTCATAGAGAGCTTGAGAGAGAACTACATATATACGCGCGAGAACCAATAGGAGATAGGACAACGCCCCTGTGTGTGGTGTTGCCGTGTGACTCGGCTGCTCCTGCCGCTGCACGCCACCCGTGGAAAGTGCCCCCATTGAGACAAGGAAGGGCGTCGTCCGTGCTGGGCGGGCCCGCTGCCACACGGCTGGAGCACACATCACCCATGAAAGTCGCATTCTACGAATCAGCCCAGGACAACACGCCCCGCGTCGAGGACTGGGACTGGACGCGGTTGCGCGCACTCCTCACGACGCATCGCCGCAGCAGGTGCCCCCACACGCCTTGCGCTGGCCGGTGCCCTGCGAAGAATGGCCCTGCATGGAGCCCCGTGGATATTGGCGAGCGACGCGGCAACGACTTCGTGCACGCCATCACGCTTGCCGTCTTTGACTTGGACCACCTGACGCCGGAGCAACTAGCGCCGCTCGAAGTGCTGGAGCGCGACGGTTACGCCTACGCCCTGCACACCACGCACAGCCACCGGCCACCAGATTTCTGCATGCGGCTTGTCATGCCGCTGAGCCGCCCGGTGCTTCCGCGCGAGTGGCCAGCTGTGCGAGCCGCCGCCCTGGCCATGCTGCGCATACAGGCGGATCCAGCCACAAAGGACCTGTCCCGGCTCTACTACCTGCCCGACGCGCCCGAGGGTGCCGAATGCTTCGCGGAGAGCGCGGAGGGCAAGCCACTGGACGTAGAGGCACTGCTGAAGTCGTCACGCGCGAGCGTTGCGCCGGCGCCGCTGCTGGCCACCGTGGACATGCAGCACCTCGCCACGCTGCTGCGCCGGCACGCGCGGCCCGAGAACAAGCCGCTCGTGGGCCGGGCGCTTCGCGGCGAGCCCCTGGCACCGCGCGGCAGCCAGGACACGTCCCTGCAGCAGCTCATGAGCACCGTGGCCTTCTGCCTGCCCAATGACACGCCGGACGCGGCCATCGTGGAACTACTGCGCCCGTCCTTCGTCGCGACGGACTGGGGCCAGGGGACGGAGCACCTAGTCACGGAGGCGCTGAAGAAGCTGCACCGCGCCCGCACACGCAAGGCGGAGCGCGACGCGAAGCGGCTCACGGCCAACCATGACCTCGTGGCGCTGCTGGGCGCGCCCGTGGGCGCACTGACGTCCGCCGAGAAGCTGCCGCCTGTGGACGAGGGGCTGGAGACGCCGGAGGCCTGGGGCAAGGAACTACTCACCTACGAGACGCGGGACGGGGAGAAGAAGCTGCGCAACTGCGAGGCCAACCTGTCCATGGTGCTGCTGCGCTCGCCCGAGTGGCGCGGCACGCTGCGATTCAACGAGACGTCGAAGGAGATCGAGTTCTCGGGCAGCCCATTGCGCCCGGACGTGCGACAGGACGACCTGGACACGGAAATTGCCGTCTGGGTCCAGGGCAGCAGCTACGGGCGACTAGGCCTCATGCCCCGCCCCGCCCAGGTGCGCGACGTCCTTCGCCAGGTGGCCCACGCCAACGCCTACGACCCGCTCCGGGACTACTTGGAGGGCCTCGTCTGGGACGAGACGCCGCGCATCGACACGTTCCTGGAGCGCTACCTGGGCGCCAGCGGCGACGTGACGCACCTGCGCACCATCGGCCCCAAGTGGCTCATCAGCGCCGTGGCGCGGGCGCTCCGGCCGGGCTGCAAGGTGGATACGGTGCTCATCCTGGAAGGCGCCCAGGGGCTCCGGAAGTCCACTGCCTTCCGCGTGCTGGCGGGCGAGTGGTTCAGCGACGCAACGCTGGACATCGGCCACAAGGACTCCGCCGCGCTCGCATCGCAGTTCTGGATCATCGAGCTGGCGGAACTGGACGCCGTCCGTCGCGCGGCAGACGTGCAGGCACTCAAGGCCTACGTATCACGCAGCGAGGACACCTACCGGCCGCCTTACGGGCGCGTAACGGTGCGCACGGCGCGGCGGTGCGTCTTCGTCGGTACAACCAACAGCGAGGAGTATCTGCGCAACGACCCGAGCGGCTACCGACGCTGGTGGCCGGTGCGCTGCACGTCCATCGACATCGAGGCACTGAAGGCAGACCGCGCGCAGCTCTGGGCGGAGGCAGTGGCGCGCTTCCGCCAGGACGAGAAGTGGTGGCTGTCGGAGGAGGAGGTCCCCCGCGCCGAGTCCCAGGCGAAGGAGCGCAGCGAGACGCCGAACGATGGGAAGCGCGATGCCATCGTCCAGTGGCTCCTGCGCATGCCACCCGATAGGCGTCCGGTGGACGTGCCCCTGCTGACCGTGGCGGAGGAGGCGCTGGGAGTCCTAAAGGGCAACCTGAACGCGGCGACCGACAGGGAGATCGCCAGCGTCCTGCGCGACCTCGGGTTCCGCAAGCGCATTCAGAGCGTAGCCACAGTGCGGCGGCGGGTTTGGGTGGTACCTGAGGCACTGCGCATAGCGCCAGGAGAGAAGTAAATAAATCACAACCAACACACCATCAAAGCCAGTCAGACAGAGGCCAGAGCCTCAATCATGACCACCAACAATGGGGGATGCGTAAAAATAAGCCCCAGAAAAATGAAACCTAATGCGACTACTAGACCTCAAGAGTTCAAGAGCACAGTCCCCATACCGAGGCTCCCGTCCTCCAAAAACAAATGTAACCTGCTCAGGCGCGGCCACTGAGGCAACGCCAATCAGCTCCAATGAACACTCGGCAACCACCTCCCCCGCCGGATCCATCGGAACACGCAAGCCCCCACCAAATACGCAATCCGGCGAGACCCAAATGACAGAATTAATAAATGGCGCCACAGTGCAATTCGACTCGCCATCTGCCCTCCTAGCCACCGCAGCAAGAAAGGCACGCCCACAACCCTTCGTAGCGTCAATCAAGAGAAGACACGGCCTCATCAAAGAAGCCCTACCACTGCACTGCGCATGCATTAAGTCCGCATACATCCTTGCAACAAAATCAACATCACCCACCGCGCCGGTGTCACACGCCAAATCACGGTTATACAGACCGATTGAGCCAGGCCTCATGGCTGGACACCCTGCGCTCAACCCGCCCACGCACACCACCAACAAAGCAACACCCATCTGGCGATAAATCACGGCCGAGACTCACCGACACACGCGTCAGCAGCCCTAACCAGCGAACTTGTACCAAAGCCAAAGAGGGCAGGCCCCAACACATCGCGAGCAGTTGCAAGGACATGACTTGCGCCGCTCCCAGGAACAAGCAAATAAAGCCAAGGCATAACAACACCAGCAACCAACCCAAATCCAGCCATCCAAAAGACCATCCTTGCATCTCGAACCTTGGGCGTAATTAAAATTGCGACAATGACTCCACCAACAGAGCTGAGTTGCCCCTTGTTGTAGACTTCTGCTCCTTTGTCTCCCCAAATTGGGACTCCGTTTTTGATAGCAATCCCAGCAACAATCCAGCCAAGGGCGCCCGCCAGGAGAGCAATGGCAAGCGCCCCTCGATGATACGCCGAAACTCGCGGAACCTCAGAACTTTGTTCGAATCCGGCCGTCTTCTTATTCATTGCAACCTCCATTGATCAGCTCAGCGTGCCACACTCAAACGCAAACAAATTACTCGACACCTAAGGCACACTCCAGGAGCACACACGCACACCCACACAGCTCTGCGCGCTTTACTCCGCCAAAGGTTGCCCCATCCTCACTCGCGCAGCCTCTGCAAAGGCAGAAACCTTATTGATTCGACCTGCATTAATCCTGCCCTCCAATCGAGCAAACGAAGAGCCACATGTAGGTTCTCATCATCAAGCTGAACCGTCCGCACTTCAAGTTGGCCAGAAACAAAAATTTAGAGTCATCCCCATTGAGTTAGGGTGAGTCCACCAGCCCAAGGCCCGAAGCAGCACGCCGTCGAGGGTGGCATCCTTCGACGCCTGTCCGTCTCGCAGTTGCGGAAGTTCGCCCTCTGCGAGCGCGCGTGGTTCTTCGCCAAGGTCCTCCGGCTGCCTGAGCGGCCCCTCAAGGCCCGGGACCTTGGCACCGCAGTCCATGCCCAGCTAGAGCACTACCTGCGCACGGGCCAGGACGTGCTGGGCCCCTTCGCTGCGGCCGGCAAGCACCTGCTCCCCGCCCCAGGGCCGGACCTCCTCGTGGAGGAGCACTTCGGCCAGCCCTCCCCTCTCTTCGCGGACGGCATCGCGCTCGCTGGCTACATCGACCTCGTCAATCCGCGACGCCTCGCGGAGGGTGTGGTGCGCGTCACAGACCACAAGACGACGAAGTCCATCGTCAGCTACGCCGCCACGCCTGAGCAACTTGCCTCCGCCGTCCATGACGTCGGCATCCAGATGGTGGGCTACGGCTACTGGGCCGTCCTCGCCGCCGAGCGCTTCCCGGGGCTGAAGCGGCTGGAGCTGGAGCACCTCTACTTTCAGACCCACGGCGCGAAGCTGGCCCGCTCCGTCCTCGCCACCGTCAGCATCGAGCACGTCCGCGACGAGTGGCACACGCACGTTGAGCCGCTGGCGCGCCGCATGCGCGACGTCGCGCGGGCCACGTCCCCCAGCCAGGTCAAACCCACCTGGAGCTCCTGCCAGAAATACGGCGGGTGCTCCTTCCAAGCGCAGTGCCTCAACTCGCAGTCGCAAGGAAGCAAGCCCATGGCCCTGATGGACCGCATCCTGAAGCCCCAGACTCCGACCACGCAGCCCGCCACCTCCGCACCTGCGACAGCCCCCACAACGCCACCCGCGCCCGCCCACGCCGCTCCGGAGTTGGAGCTGGCGGCGGTGCTGCCTCCGGACGCCCCCAAGAGCAACCCGGCGCTGGCGTCCGTCCCCGCGCCCGAGCAGCTCGCCCAGGCCGCCAGCGACGAGGCCCCGCGCCGCAAGCGCCGGACGAAGGCGGAGATGGAGGCCGCCCGCGCCGCCGAGCCCACGCGGCCCGCCGAGGACAGCCTGTCGCTCTACGTGGACTGCGTGCCCAACTGCCCCGCCGAGCCGCTGGCCGGCTACGTCGGCCGCATGGTGGCGAAGATTGAGCAGGAGTGCGGCGTCGTGGACATCCGCGTCGCGCCCAACGACTCACCCCTGGCCTACGGGAAGTGGAAGGGCGTCCTGGCCGCAACCATCCGCGCCGAGCCGCCCGAACCGGGCACCTACGCCGCTCTGGGCGTGGCCGGCAGCGAGCTGATGCAGGTGGCCGTGGAGGCCCTGGAGCCGCTGTGCGGCACGGGGCACTTCGTCCGAGGCGTCCGGTAGCGAGGGCCGCCCATGAAGCTCCTCCAGCGCCTTGGCGTGCCCCTGCCGCCGTCCCCGCCTCCGGGCGACGTGCCCCAGGTAGCCGAGAACTACTCGCGCACAGGCCGCTCACCCGTAGGCTGGTCCTCGGACCTGGCCCGCATCCTCGCCCTGCCCCGCCGCGACTTGGCTGCGTCCTATACGGCGGCCAACGTCGAGGCTCTGGAGGCTCAGCTGCGCGCCCCGGCGGGCCCGTGTGGCTGCGCGGCCATGTCGCCTGCCCGCCCTTGCCCCACGCGGCTGCGGCGCATACAGGCGATGGCGCTGCTGGAGGCATCTCGCGTGGGCGGGCTGCTGGGACCCATCGGCACCGGCCACGGCAAGGAGCTGACCACCTTCCTCATGCCCATGGTGATGCCGGCCTGCCGCGTGGCTTGCCTCTTCATCCCGGCCAACCTGCTGCCGCAGTTCAACGCGGAGTGGGACTACTATGGCGCGCACTGGCGCCTTCCCAACCTCGCGGGTGGGCGCTGGTTCCGGCCAGGCCTGCCGGTGCTGCACGTCATCACCTACAACAAGCTGTCCAGCCAGGAAGCCACGGACCTGCTGGAGCGCATCCGCCCGGACCTCGTCATCCTCAACGAGGCACACAACCTCAAGGACCCGAAGGCCTCGCGCACCGGCCGATTCCTCCGCTACTTCGAGAAGCGCCCGGAGACGCGCCTCGTGGCCCTTTCCGGCACGTTCGCGTCCAAGAGCATCAAGGACTACGCGCACCTCTCGCGGCTGGCACTCCGCGAGGGCTCGCCCCTGCCGTTGGCCCACCACGTCGTGGAGGAATGGGGCACCGCGCTCGACCCGGGAAAGGTGATTGCCCCACCTGGTGCGCTGGAGCGGCTGTGCGAGCCCGAGGAGCACGTCCGCGAGGGCTTCCGGCGCCGCCGCAACGACACGCGCGGCGTCGTCGCAACGGACGAGAGCGCCTTGGACAAGCCGCTCATCATCCGCCCGCGCTACCCGGGGCCTGTGCCCGCCGAGCTGTTGGCGCTCATCGAGCTGGCGCATGGTGGAGAGCGGCCGGACGGCGAGCAGTTCCAGGAGCAGCTCCAGGCCATGGCATGCGCGCGGCAGCTGTCGGCCGGCTTCTACCACCGCTGGCGCTACCCCCGGGGCGAGCCACCGGCGCTGATCGAGGAGTGGTTCGCGAAGCGGAAGGCCTGGAACAAGGAGGTATGGGAAGAGCTGAAGGGCGAGAGGCAAGAGCACCTGGACTCGCCGGGGCTGCTCACCAAGGCCGCCATCCGCGCGCATATCTCGCCGCCCTACGAGGGGGATAAGCCGGTGTGGCAGGCTGCGACATGGGCGGACTGGGCGGAGATTCACGACGCGGTGCAGCCTGAGCCCCAAGCCGTGTGGGTGTCAGACTTCCTCGTGCAGGACGCTGCGGAGTGGGCGCGAACCCAGGTGGGAATCGTCTGGGTGGAGTTCCCAGAGCTGGGGGAACGCATTGCCCGTGCCGCTGGCGTGCCCTTCTACGGAGGGGGGCGCGCGGCGTCCGAGGCCATTCTCAAGGAGAGCGGGCGGCGCTCAATCGTCGCGAGCATCAAGGCGCACGCGACGGGGAAGAACCTCCAACAGTTCTGCCGCAACCTCGTGGTAACGCCGCCCTCGGACGGCGCTCTCTGGGAACAACTCCTCGCGCGCACGCACCGCCCTGGGCAGCAAGCGGCGCGCGTCGAGGTGGATGTGTGCCTCCATACGGATGACTGTATAGGGGCTTTCGCGACTGCTCGTGCCCGATCCCTGTTCATCGAGCAGACGGACGGACAACCGCAGAAGCTCCTGTGCTCGTGCGGCAACACCCCTACTCAACAGGCTCCGTTATCCACATTTAGTCGCGGCAACGGAGCCTCCTGAGTGGAAGCAAGGCTGTCAGCTACTTCTTCATCGTCCACAGCTTGACGATGGCGTAGACGACGAGGCTGACAACAACCAGGGCCACATACAACTGCGGCTCCGGAGTTCCTGACAACTCGGTCAGACGCAGCGCCCACAGCTTAGTGGTGACCTGAAGGACAATGTCAGCCAGTACAAGCACAACGAAAAGCTGGCTCTTCTGATTGCTGGGAGGAGGCGTGTTCGTACTCAAGGCAGAACTCGGTCCACGCGGCGAGCCGGTTGTGGCCCAACGCCACAAGCTCGCCACCGCGTGGGCAGTGGCCCCCGAAGACTTGAGCGAGCCGCATCAGCCAAAACGCCTTGAACTGGAGCAGCGAGAACGTACCGTGCTGCCTAGGTGCAGACTGGTGCGAATTCGAAGCGCCGCTGCGGCCCAGCACCGCAAGCGAGAACTTCCCCCTACTCCCTCCGACGAATCGGAGAAGGAGCCACATGGGCCAAGCTGTGGCGTGCTGGATCGACATGAGCCCATCCTCCGATGACGCCTTCTCAAATAAAGAGCTGAAGTCGCACGCGCAACGCCATGATGAAGAGAAGCCGTAAAGGCTCTGACTCCATCTAAGTGGTTGAAAAGACAAGGCTCTCCCAAGTAGGGCATATTAACCGCTTCTGCTGAGTCAGGGCGGCCCCAGGTCGAGAGCGTCCAGGCGGAGTTTCCGGAACTGGGGGAGCACATCGCCCGTGCCGCTGGCGTGCCCTTCTACGGTGGGGAGCGCGCTGCGTCCGAGGCCATTCTCCAGGAAAGTGGGCGGCGCTCCATCGTCGCGAGCATCAAGGCCCATGCAACGGGGAAGAACCTCCAGCAGTTCTGCCGTAATCTCGTGGTGGCGCCGCCCTCAGACGGGGCGCTCTGGGAGCAGCTCCTCGCGCGCACGCACCGTCCCGAGCAGCAGGCAGCAGGCGTCGTGGTAGAGGTGTGCCTCCATACGCAGGACTACGTCAATGCCTTCGCCATTGAAGTCACTTCCTGCTTTCGTCTCTAGACCTCGAAATCGAACCTCGCAACATACCAATCATGGATGAATCTTTCGACCCCAATGAACCAATGGTCCTTTTGATTGGCAGCCTCAATCAGGAGGGTATTCTCAGCACACTCAGAATGGCGGGACGGCAGTATAAAATAAAGCGATTAGACTCAAGCCCCGAGAATTGGTTTTCCATTATCGACTATTTCGAAAAATTCAAGATTCAATATGCCATCATCAAACTGAGCGGCTACATCTACGATCACTTGCTGGACCCCAAATACACAGCGGCAAGAGATCGACTACTCGGGAAGATAGCCAGCACCCGCCATTCTATATTTGTCTATGAGGATCTTCTGCGCAGTTCGGCCGATAACGTTGAACCGCAAGAAGGGGAAGATCCCCAGGACGAGTTTCTGGACGACGGCTACATTGAACTCAGTTTTTATACACCCAAAGATGAGGTCCGCGACGCAGTCAACCAACTATTGTTAAACCGCGGCCTAAACGTGTTGCCATATCGCAAGAATGCAGAAGTCACGGTAATGGCATCCTCTCTCATCAGAGAGGCCGAAGACGGACTGCTCTTCCGGGTCTATATCCCAGATGGACAAATCTGGTCGAACGAGATCGACCGACTGTTGCAGCTTTTCCACGATTATCTAGCACGCGTTGGACATGTTGCGGCGCGCCTTGACCAACACCGAACCGGCCAGGGGACCGTCTATGAGTTCTTCGGAAGCATCCCAGCCAACCCGCTGGAAACCAGCCCAGTGGACAAAAGAGAGGAAAACTCTCTAGCAATTCACTTCCAAGAATTTTCACATCTCCTCGACTTGTGCATTTCCAATCCTGGCGAGGCAGAAGTCATTCTTCGTTCAAAACAAGTAAACCCACGAGAAGTCTCCTCGATTCTATCGAAGTACGCCAAAGAGGCCAAGCGTCTACATGTGGACCTCAAGCATGAGCGCGAACAAAGAATTCTTTCGATTCGACAGCGACTAGAGTCCGAGTTGACTGACTCTATGCCGTCAAACATAGACTTCGAGACGATAGCGCAACTTGTCAATTCCGCTGTGCCAGCTCTACCTAACATGGGTGCTGCGCTAACTGGCGAGCAAAGATTCCTGACAATGGCTTCCTCGGCTAGCGGCAACATCACGCTGAATTTTAAGCCACAAATAATCCAAGCGATAAACTCTGTTGTCGCCCAGGAGATTGAAGGAAATATCCACCTCACGAACGAGGATAATCGAATCCTTCAACTCGTTAGAACCCATGGTGGAGCAAGGGAGCCGGAACTAACTTCGGCAGTTCGCGAACTCGCCGATGAATCGGCTCCGAAGCCAGGGAGACTTGTTGCAAAACAGAAGCTAAAGGCATTCCTGTTTAGTCTTGGCGTCAAGCTAGGCGACGTAGGCATGGGAGTACTTCAAACCTACATCGAAAAGAAGCTCGGGTTGTCCTAGAAGGGACCAAGGCCTAGCTGTCGTTCCAATCAAGCTAGTCCAGCCAAGTGCCCCCATTTGAGCTGATGAGGACGTCCTTCGACGTCCCATCTCTCAATGGGAGCAACGGGACATGAGCAACGCAGCACTTTCGCGAATCGTCAGCGCCCAGGCGGCGCTCGGCGCACAGTACCTCAAGGCCGGCCGCTACCGGCTGGAGGTGCAGTCCATCCGCACCAAGGACGGCTTCAAGGGCCTGTCCGCCATCGCTGAGCTGAAGGTGGTGTCCGCAGAGCGGACGCAGCCCGCCAGCGAGCCAAGCCGCATCGGCATGGTGGCCTCCTACGTGGAGAATCTCTCCGACGCGAAGAAGAACGGCGGCGGGCGCTTCAAGGCCTTCGTCATGGCGCTGGCCGGCGCCGAGGAGCAGGAGCTGTCCCTGGAGCAGCTCGCCAAGTTCACCGGCGACAAGCAGGCAGGGGCCTTCCTCCTCATCGACTGCGAGGTCTTCCCCAAGACGCTGCCCGAGAAGGACGGCAAGCCCGGGAAGGTCATCGAGGGCTACCGCTGGAGCACCGTCAGTCCCACGGACGACGAGCTGGCGGCCATCGAGGCGAAGCGCGCCGAGGCGAAGCTGCCAGCCCTCGCCGACGCCCTGGCCTGA